ATTGAAAGAGAATTTGAATCAATACATGTCAGTTTTAGGAGTTGATTTTACAAAGTTATCATACCATGTTGTTAAATGCTGGGCAGATTATAAAGGACCAGATTCTGAAGAAGTTTTTGATGTAAATGAAAACAGATATGATCTTCACGTTCCAGATGCGGTTCATCCGCATTGGCACAATCACTCCGAATTAGTATTTGTATATTATGTTAGCGCAAATGAAACTTCAGATAAATTTGGTTTAGAAAATTGTGTCGGGAATCAAAATGACCCTGACGCTGTATTGGAACTTGCTAGAGCTAACAATATTATGACAGAGTGGAACAAATACAATACTAAGTACCATTTCCATCAACCTGAAGAGGGTGAGGTCATTATAGTGCCCAGTAAATTTTATCATTTTACTAGGAGAACTGTTAGGAGAGTGGGTGAAAGACTTGCAATTGGTGGGGATGTCCGATTAACTTCTAATCGTAATGGATCAATGCAATTGCAATTAGCTCCACATCCATCTGAGTGGAGAGAATTATGAAATTTTTGTATATAATTGATTACTGGGTTCCAGAATACACTGGCGTCATAAATCTCATAGCATCATCAGACAAAGAAGCGTTTCAAATAATTTCTACCAAAAAGATTATAGATCATGTAGGTGAATACTATACAGAAATTAAAAGTGATTATGAATATAATGACACGTATAAAATACCTGTATGTAGAAATATTCTAAAAGCCCAAAGATTTCCACTTATACCAAGTAGTCCAGGATTTAAAGACTTTTATTCTGGTATTGTGTATTTTGTTTCAGTTAAAAACTGTTGACAAAATGTATAATATATACTAAAATTCAACAGTAAAATATAAAATTATGTCAGAAAAATTACCATTAGATAAACTTTATATCTCTGATGATAAATTGAGAAGTTTGTGGAAATACGCAGTAAATCTTTCCCTAGGACCTGACAATGAGTTTCCCGCATATAAACTTTATTATATTCTTTTGAAAAAAGAAATTGCTGAAAAACATTTAAGATCAAAAATTACAAAGGAGGAATCTTAAAATGACAAAAAGAACTTATACGATAGAAAAAAAAGATCCAACACATAATCAGGTATGGGAATGGGATGAAACTCCAGAACTTATTCGACTCATTGAAAAACTACACACAACAGACTACACATCCGGCACTGGACCCGACGACTCCGTGGCATGATTGGATATGTTATTGTGAAATCTGCGAAAGTCTAGGTCCTATTCCGGGACAACCCTCCCTCCGTAGATTTATGGCTTATAGAAATTACTTGAAGTCGGTGAATGTACTATGAAACAAAATCCTTATTGGTTTTTTCAAAAGTGGGGAATACAAGAACCATCTCCACTTGAAGTTTTGGAGAAAAAAATTCAAGAACTCGAAGATCGTGTAAGTGTTCTTGAGGAAGAAAATGTAGGACAATCTAATGCACTCTATGAGTGTTGGAACTCATTAGATGCTCGCATAGATATTCTAGCGGAGAATAAGACCGATGTATGAAGACTTGGATTGTTTTGAGACTGCTCTAAAACACTTTGGTACAAGAGTTGATGTAATCATTGCTATGGAAATGGCAGATAAGATTGACAGTGAGACTGCCTATCAAAACATTAAACTGGAACTTAAAGAACTGAAGAGGGTTCGTAAGACTTGGAAACAGAATAGAGAATGTGGTGATGACTGTTAGTAGAGAATGAGTAAGTTCGTATGGGAAAAACAAAATGCACTTGATAGTGAATTTTGTAAAAAAACCATCTATAGGTTTGAACGAGATTTGAGAAAGTGTGCAGGAAGAACCCTTGGTGGTTTTCATACCGACGTTAAAAAATCTACAGACATTCAGATATCGGGGTTACCTGGATGGGAATATGAAGATCAAATTTTTTATGAATCTTTGACAAATGGACTAATTGAGTATAGAAAATATCTTTCTGATAATCTCTATACTGATATTGGTGATGTTTCTGACACTGGATATCAAATACAAAGAACTATAGGTGGAGAAGGATTCTATCATTGGCACCATGACTTTTGTAAGGATGAAAATGGTGATAGACAAATAACTTTTATCTGGTATTTAAATACTGTAGACGGACCTGGAGGAGAGACAGAGTTTCTTATTGATGGTCAAAAAGTTAAACCAGAAGAGGGCAAATTAATCTTTTTCCCAGCAACTTGGGATTTTGTTCACAGAGGAATTATGCCACCAAAAGGAGTTGTAAAATATCTGTGTACTGGGTGGTTATACACCAGGTACGTATAAATATTCAGAGAAATAATATTTAATTATATAAAATGGCTGCTGTACTAACATCTACTGGAATAAATTTTAGCGATGGAACATCTGCCAGTGGCAGATCGAGTTTTTCTTTTCCGAGTGGTACAAGAAGTTTTTTCTTTAGATCAACTGCTCCGACTGGATGGACTACAGTAGCACAAAACAATAAGATGTTGAGAGTGGTATCTGGAACGGGTGGTGGATCCGGCGGAACAAATTCTTTTACCGCTGCTCTAGCTACGAGACCTGTCAGTGTTAATGTTCCTGTTACTATTACTTTTGCCGCAGGTCCCGTAACTCTAGATACAAATCAAATTCCACCTCATAGTCATCCAACAAATAATTCAAACGCTAACATTCCTTCGGGGCCTGGAGCTAATGTAACAATTGTCAATCCTGGCAACTCAACCGGTAATTATGGAAATGGTGGGGCTCACACTCATCCAGTGCCCTATACTGCAAATGGTCCCTTCAGCAGTTCTCTTGATATGAGAGTTCAGTATTGCGACGTTATAGTCTGTCAGTTTAGTGGTTGATAAATAAAACTATAGTAGAGATAAGATATGGCGAAACTAACTGCAAGTGGAATTGAATTTAGTGCCACAAACATATTAAACAGTAAGTATGGAATAATACCCCAGACAAATTCGCCAATGCTTTTCATTCAAAGCACTGCTCCAACTGGATGGACTAGAGTTTCTCAAAATAATAAGGCTTTAAGAGTTGTCAGTGCTTCGACAAATGGAGGAGGCACTGGAGGTACTAACACATTTACTGCGGCATTTGCTAGTAGAACCATAAATGCTAATGTTCCCGTTAGTATCAACGGATTCTCTATGGGAAATACGACAATTTCCGTGAACACTATGCCACCACATAGTCATCCTATAAATGATGGTGGCAATGGAACCAGATCAAGTCCTAGTCCAAGTGCTGGAACTCAAACTGGTGCTAACCCTGGTAATGCAACTGGAAACAATCCATCGCCAGCTGGCGGCGGCGCAGCTCATAACCATCCAGCTGGTTATACATCAGCATCTGGTCCTGCGAGTTGTCCATTGGATATGAGAATTCGGTATGTGGACTGCAACATCTGCAGTTTCAACTAAATATAAAAAAGTACTAATAAAATGGCAGCAGTATTAACAACAACTGGTCTTCAGTTTAGTGACAGTACTACTTTGGATAGTAAGTATGGAATATTCCCGCAAAGCAGTAGGGTTATATTCTTTCAAGCTAGTGCTCCAACTGGATGGTCTCAAGTAGCAGCTAACAATAATAGAGCGTTAAGAGTTGTAAGTGGAGCTGCTGGTGGAACGGGTGGAAATAGTGCTTTTACTACTATAATGGCAACAACTAGATCATTCAGTGCTAATTGTCCTGTTACTATTAATGGATTGAGTGGTGGATCTACAACTTTATCGGCAAATCAGATTCCCGCTCATAGTCACCCAGCATCAACTAACTCTACTGCAAATTCTGCAAATACCTCTAATGGGGGAACTGCTAGAGTTGATGAGGGACTCACCAATACTGGGAGTATTGGCAATGGTGGAGGACACTCCCACCCCCTCACAGCAAATGCTGCTAATGGTCCCGTCTCTTCATCATTAGATTTTGCAGTTCAATATATTGATGTAATCTATTGCTCTTTTTCTTAATTTGTGTTACTATATCTATAACTAACTTTTTTTTATGAAACTTGAACAAGGTAAATTTTGTCCTCTTATTAGGAAGGATTGTGTTGGTTTGAAATGTTCCTGGTTTATGCGAGTTCGAGGAATGAATCCAAATACTGGAGAAGATATTGATGAGTGGGGTTGTGCTGTGAGTTGGATGCCAATTTTAACCATTGAGAATTCTCAACAACAAAGATCTACAAGTTCTGCAGTTGAATCATTCCGAAATGAAGTTGTAAAAGCCAATGAAGAGAATAGGAACCTATATATTCAAGGACTTGCAGAACAATCAGTTCTTCCGGTAAATGTACATCCACTAACAACTAATACAAACATTTTAGAAGGAGACTCCAACGATGAACTTAACGATAATCAAGGATGATGATATCATTATCATTGACAGAGAAGACTATCACGCAGACCTATCGTTTACTGATGATCTTAGTTGGATAGAAGGTTATGACAGAACAACTTATGGAAGATTTCATGCTTTCCAATGGTACGGAAATCCCAACGAGGATGGTGAATATGGTCCAGATTTTAGAGATGCTCCATATGGTGAGGTAGAATTTAAAAAACCAGTACCCAATCATTTTGTCGATAGTTTAGGAGTATATGAACAAGCTATAGGAATATGGGAGTCTGCAAAAGTTGCAGAACAGGAAAGAATTGCTGCAGCAGAGGCAGAAGCTATCAGATTACAGGAAGAAGAAGAGGCTAGAATTAGAGAAGCATATGAAGCTCTAGAAAGAGAAACTGCTGCTGCTCTTCAAGAGATCGAGGATCAAATGACTTCCGTAGAAGAAGATTATCAACATATTGAATCCGAAATGCAAGAAGTAATGTCTAGTGATGAAGAAGAATATTCAGCTCTTAAACTCGAAGAAGATTTAGAAAGACTACTAGCTGACCTCTGATAAATTTTTATTTTATAATTAACCTATGAACTCTACATTAATTGAAAATAATTACTTAGTAATTCCCAATTTTATATCAACTGCAAGGGCTAAAATTCTTGCAGATGAATTTAAAAACCATTGTGAAAATAATGAGTTTCCTGGTGATAGTCAAGCTCCAAATTCTCATTCAATTTACAATCATGTATCTTTCTTAGAATTGCTTTGTGAGAAGACTCCCGAAGTTTCCACTCTGTTGGAAGAAACTGTTCTTCCAACATATTCTTATGCAAGAGTTTATAAAGAAGGATCTGTTTTAGAAAAACATACTGACAGAGATGCGTGTGAGATTTCCCTTACATTGCATCTAGATGGAGACTATCCATGGCCTATCTGGATTGAGACACCCCAAAAAGAAAAAAAGTTTGTCAGTCTTAATCCCGGAGATGCAATGCTCTACCTAGGTAGGATTGCTCCTCACTGGAGAGATGAATATAAAGGAAATTATTATTCTCAAGTTTTCTTACATTATGTAAGAAGTCGTGGTGAATGTTCTTATGCTTATTTTGATAACAGAGATGATAAGATTGGATCTCCCGACGCAAAAGAAAAACCTCAAACTTCTGAAATTATTGAAAAGGCAATCGAAGAGTATAAACCTGCTTTGAAAGAACTCGCTAAAACGGATGTAGATAAATCTACTAGGCAACTACAAGATTACATCAGAATTTACAACGACATAATTGATCCCGATCTTTGTGATAGAATCTTAAATGAGTATTCAAATTCCAATGAATGGAATAGTACAATGGTGGGTGAGGGTGTAGTTAATGAAAATGTCAGGAACTGTAGTGTCGTTCACCTTCCAGATACGGAAGTAATTGATAGAAATTT